CTGCTAACCCTGAAAGCTTTAATGTGTCTACAAATGCATTAACAGATACTGTGGGTAACAAGTCAATGACTTTAGGTGCTCACACAACAGACGTAACTACATACGGTACTAGACATTTTTCTTCTACATCTGGAGAAACTGGTGCAGGTTCTTTAGATACTGGGATTAGGTACGGAACTATAGGTAATGGAGATAAAGTCGTTGGAGGTGATACATCTTTCACGATTCATTTCTGGGTGTATAGAACAACAGGTGCTCCAAATAACTGGTGGCACACCATAACAGATGGCGTTTCAGGAGATATACTTACAGTACAGAACGGGGGAAATGGTAATTTTGTAATAAGCATGAATAGTAGTTCTGGTGGAACTGGTGCTAGTGGAACATACTCTGGAGTTAACTGGGCGTCATGCAAAGAAAACTCATGGAATATGATTGGTGTTAGGTATGATATAGGTACTGCTAAAATAAAAGCATTTGTTGGTAATCCAGATAATGGAGTTACCTTTAGTAGTGAGATAACAACATCACCAATTAATACAGCTTTTAAAATAAGAAACTTTAACGGATGGGGGTCTGCCCAAAGTAGTTACCACGCTGATAACTCTTTTAGTTATGTAGTAGCATATAATACTCCTTTATCCGACGACCAAATTACTGAGAATTTTAATCAAATGAAATCTAGATTTATATAATATGTACACAGGACCGAAATTAACAAACGATAATTTAGTATTTGGATTCGATACTGGTTACAACGATAGTGGTAAGCAACTAGCTAATGACAGGTATTTCAAAGGACCAGCTCACACTAATTTATTAGAAGAAATTGATCCATCATACACTAATAGCACAGGCGCAAATTTTACGGCTGTGTCTGGAGCAGAAGATGTTGAAATCCCCATTGTTGGGAAACGCACAGTAAAATATGTAGATTATTTTAACAACTACCCCACTAGTGGTAACTGCTGCCCAAACTTATTTCATTATCATGCAAGTGATGGTAAAATATATGTTGATTCAAGTACTAGCTATACATATTCTATAGTATATAAACACTCAAACAATTACACTCATCCTAATTTCATGTATAGGTATGAGTACCAATCAAATGGTACATATAACACAGAGGCTGGTTTTCACAGCACAGCTTCTGATAGAAGAACACATTTAGGTAATGGATGGTATCATGCTTGGGGGTCTTTTACAACTCAATCTACTACTGCTTACGTAGTATGCTATTCTTTTTTATACAACTATGGGACTATTAAGTATAGGTACTCTGTTGCAGCTGTGTCTTTAGTGAAAAATGTAACTGGACAAACACATTTTATAATTCCACCTCAACTTATGTTAGAGCCACTTGGCTCTGTAAGTACTACAACATCTCTAATAGATTTAACTAAATCAACAGATCTAACTTTGAGTGCTATGACCTACAGCTTAACTGGACAACCTGATTACGATGGAACTAATGATTATATAAATTTAGGTGATTATGCTCCTATAAAATTAGGCAATAACTTCACTATAGAATGTGTAGTTAAACCTGAACAAGATAAGTGGATGTATTTTTTCCACAAAGGATATGGTAGTAATAATTCATTAGCTTGGGGTAGACATTCGTCCGGTGACGACTGGTTTTTTTCTACAATGATTGGAGGATCATATCAAAACAGTTATATGGGTACAGCAACTTTAAATAAATACTGTCATTTAGTCGCTACATACGATGGTGCAAATTTAAGACTTTATGAAAACGGGGTTTTAAAAGTAACATCAGCTAAGACACATGATATGTTAACCTCTTCAGCTAGTGCTGGTATTGGTGGTCCTGATAGATATTGGAATGGTAAAATACCAGTAACAAAAATTTACTCAAAAGTTTTAACAACAGGAGAAGTAGTTAGTAATTTTAACACATACAAAAATAGATTTAATATTTAAAAGAAAATTTAAGTAAAAGTTGTTTATTAAGATATTTATTCTTATATTAAAGTAATATATTAATCGATTAATTAAATTTAAAATTATGGCAAACACAAAGTTAGCTCAAAAAGAGCTTGACCAGTTACAAGAACTACAGCAAAAAAATGCTGCTCTAATTCAAGAACTAGGAAGTATCTCTCTAACAGAGATCAACCTAGAAGAAAGAAAAGAAAAAGCAGAAGCGTTTTTAGCTGAGGTAAGACAATCAGAAAGTGACTTAGTAAAAGACTTAGAAAGTAATTACGGAGTTGGTTCAATTGACTTACAAGCTGGCGAGTTCATTCCAGCACCACCAAAAGCTGAAGGAGACGATGCAAAAGAAGCATCAGAACCAGTAGTTGTAGAAGAGGTAAAATAAAAAACTTTTACATACTTAAAAGGAAGGAGGGTTTTACATCCTCCTTTCCTATTTATATAAGAGAAGTAAGACTTATTAATACTGAACTGTTTTACATTCCTGAATGATATTTATAATAAATTAAAAATAAAATAGACCAACATGGCAGAATCAATCATCTCTCCAGGTGTATTTGCGAGAGAAAATGACATCTCTTTTATCTCCCCTGCTCCTGTAGAAGCTGGCGCAGCAATCATCGGACCAACAGTGAAAGGACCAGTAGAAGAACCAACTATTGTAACTTCATATAATGAGTACGCTAGAAAGTTTGGAGAAACATTTACTTCTGGATCAACTAAACAAGAATTCTTAACTTCTATTGGAGTTAAAAACTACTTCCAACAAGGAGGAGGATCTGTGTTAGTTACTAGAGTAGTGACAGGATCATTTACTACCGCAACTACAACACACGTTTCATCTTCAGACAACGGAAGTGTACAACCTTTCGTACTAAAATCTTTAGGAAAAGGAGCAATATTTAATGCTTCAACAGGTATTACAGACCCAGGAGCAGAGATCGCTGGTAGCGGAGGAGTATTATCTTCCGGTTCTAGAGACAATGTTAGATGGGAAGTACAGAACGTTGACAATAAGAAAGGAACATTTACATTGTTAATTAGAAGAGGTGATGACAGTCACAGCAACAAAGTAATACTTGAAACATTTAATAATATCTCTTTAGACCCAGATTCTTCTAATTATATTGAAACTGTAATAGGAACTCAATATAAATCGAAATCAACTGACGGTACTAAGACTTATATTAAATCATTCGGAGATTACGTAAATAAATCTAACTTTGTATATGTATCATCTGTAGCATCACAAACTACACAATACCTACTTAACGACGGTATATCAGTAGGAATAGATGGAGCTGGTAATTCTTACTCAGGTTCTTTACCTGCAGTAGAATCAGGATCTTTCCACGGAGCAACAGGAAACAATGCTCCTGCAGCAGCAAACTACTTCAAAGCTATATCCAATACTAACTCACAAGGGTTAACATCAGGAAACTATACCGATGCAGTATCTATATTAGACAATAAAGATGAATACATCTTCAATATAATTTCAACTCCAGGTTTAATCTACGAAAATGCAGATCAAGCAGGCGTGTTAAACAGCGTTATTACCCTAGCGGAATCTAGAGGTGACTGTATTGCCGTAGTAGACTTAGAAAATCATGGATCCACAGTAAGTTCCGTAACAGGAACGGCTACATCATTGAATAGTTCATATGCAGCTTCTTACTGGCCATGGGTACAAGTAGTATCTGCAACAGGAAGAAACTTATTCGTACCATCATCATGCGTTATACCAGGAGTATATGCATTTACAGATAATAGTTCAGCACCATGGTTCGCACCAGCTGGATTAGTAAGAGGTGGAATAGTTGGAGTAATTCAAGCAGAACAAAAATTAACAAGAGGTCAAAGAGACTTATTGTATGACGGTAAAGTTAACCCAATTGCTACTTTCCCTGGACAAGGAATCGCAGTATTTGGTCAAAAGACTTTACAGACTAAAGCATCAGCTTTAGATAGAGTAAACGTAAGAAGATTATTAATCGAGCTTAAGAAGTTCTTAGGAGATCAAGCTAGAAACTTAGTATTTGAACAAAATACAGTAGCAACTAGAAATAGATTTTTATCTATAGTTAATCCATACTTAGAATCAGTTGTACAGAGACAGGGTCTTTATACATTCAGAGTAGTAATGGATGACACAAACAACACCGCAGACGTTGTAGACAGAAACCAATTGATAGGTCAAATCTTTATTCAGCCAGCTAAAACTGCAGAATTTATAGTATTAGACTTCACAGTTGAACCTACTGGAGCAACTTTTAACGGATAATTATTAATTAACGATATTTATAATAAAGTAAATACAACATGGCAGTATTAGATCCAAACGAAATAATGTTTAAAGCTTTCGAACCGAAAGTACAGAACAGATTTGTAATGCTTATCGATGGCATTCCTTCCTTCATGGTAAAGAATGTAAAGGCTCCTACCTTCACCGATAACGTTATTAAACTAGACCACATCAATTCATATAGAAAAATTAGAGGAAAAAGAGAATGGGATGATATGACCATGACACTTTATGATCCAGTAACACCTTCTGGAGCTCAAGCAGTAATGGAATGGGCTAGACAGGGTTACGAATCAGTAACTGGTAGAGCAGGTTACTCTGATTTTTACAAAAAGGATTTAACTCTTAATATATTAGGACCTGTAGGAGACATCGTAGGAGAATGGATCGTTAAAGGAGCTATATTAACAAACGGAGATTTCGGCCAATATGACTGGACATCTGATGAAGCTGTAGAAATAAGCATTACAGTAGCAATGGATTACTGTGTATTGAACTACTAATACAAACCTACCTCTTTTATAAAAAAATTAACCCGGATCTTTTCCGGGTTTTTTGTTGTCTATAAAGTTTTTTTTTCGTATATTTATATATAGAATAAGTTATAATTAAATAAAATTTATGGAATCACAATTTAAAGTACCTACTGAAACAGTAGAACTACCTTCAAAAGGATTGCTGTACCCTAAAGATTCTCCTCTATCAAAAGGAAAAATCGAAATGAAGTACATGACCGCAAAAGAAGAGGACATATTAACCAACCAGAATTACATTAAAAACGGAACAGTAATAGATAGACTGTTAAAATCTCTTATAATTACAGAAGGAGTTGATTATAATCAATTGCTAGTAGGAGATAAGAATGCAATAATGTTTGCAGCTAGAATTTTATCGTACGGTAAAGATTACGTATTCAACTACGGTGGACAACAAACAGTGGACTTATCTACACTAGATCTTAAGTACTTAGACGAAAAAGTAATTAAAGAAGGTAAAAATGAATTTGCATTTGATCTACCTACAACCGGTAATACCCTTACCTTTAAGCTTTTAAATCACAGTGATGAGAAAAGTATCGAAAGAGAATTAGTAGGCTTAAAGAAACTTAATAAAAATGCATCTCCTGAGGTTACTACCAGGTTGAAGAGGATTATAACTTCTATAAACGGACAAACTGAACAAAAAGATATTAGATCTTTTGTAGATAACTACCTTTTAGCTAAGGATGCTAGAGCTCTAAGAAAAGAGTATACTAAGATAAACCCAGATATTAACATGAAATTTAAACTATCGGATGACGATGGAGGAGAGGAGGAAGTTGAATTGCCCATTGGGCTTAACTTTTTTTGGCCTGACTCAGGCGTATAGGTTAAGTGTATTCACTTCTATACATGAAATAGTTTTTAATGGAAACGGAGGTTACGACTGGAATACGGTATATAATATGCCTATTTGGTTAAGAAAGTTTACATTCAATAAAATTAAAGAACATTTTGAATCACAAAAAGTAGAACCAGCCCCAACGCAATCAAGTACTCCTCAAATAGCAAAACCTAATATAAAACCAGCATATACAACAAAGGCTTCTAAATAAAAGAGGCCTTTGCTATTTATATTAAATAACTTACTATAGATGCCTGAAGAAACTAACATAAATCCTGAGAATGCTAAGAATGCTAAGCAAATAGCTCAAGAAATGGGTACCGCTGCTGAACAAGTAAAACAATTTTCAAAAGAAGCAGAAGAAGCTGGTCAACATTTAATTAGTTTATCCACCCACATTGGAAACGTAGCTAAAGGTTCTAAAGAGTTCAATGGTGAAATAAAATCAGCTCAGAATCTTACAAAACAAGCAAGTAAGTACGCTGGAGAAATTGCTAAGTTTACAGCTGATGATTTAAAAGATAAAAAGAAAACACATGTTCTTCTAAAAAAACAAGCAGCAGTTAAAGGTTCTATACAAGCTATGGAATCAAAAATAGCTGTTTTAATGGAAAAAGCAGCTAATGCAACCGAAAAGGAAGCAGAACAGTTACAGAAATCAGCAGAATCTTTAGGAGGAGCAGTAGATAATGCTAAGGTTCTACTTAAGACATTTGATAAGATTGAAGATGTTAACGAAAAGTTAAACAAAGATACTAAGTTCTTTGATACTATGAATGATTTTACTAAGGATATACCTGTACTAGGTAAACTCTTTAGTGATTTTAAAACTGGAGCAGAAAATGCAAGAGCTGCAGGAGTAGAAGGGAAAAATGTAAGCATCGCAGGTTTTAAATCAATTGCTAAAGCCGGTACAAAAGCAGCAGCCGCTTTTGCAGGTGCAACTATATTTGCAGGATTTAAAGAAGGTAATCAAAGAATAACCGACCTATCAAGGAATCTAAACATGTCAAGAGAATCAGCACAAGCTCTAAACGACAGATTTAATAAACTTGGATCAGCAACTAAATCTCTAACAGGTAAAGATATTCTTAAAGCAAACAGTGATATATCTGCTCAATTTGGAATACAAGCAGACTTATCCAATGATACCCTTACTACTATATCTACAATGACTACAAAATTAGGTCTAAGCGCAGAACAAGCAGGTGATCTAGCTAAATTCTCTGCTTCTACGGGTCAGGATTTAAAGAAAGTTTCAACGGGTATAATAGAACAGGTTAAATTTCAAAATATTAATAATAAATCTGCTATAAGATATCAAGATATTATGAAGGATGTTGCAGGAGCATCTGCAGCAACCCAACTTACCACGTCTAAATTTCCAGGCGGAATAGCAAAAGCAGCTTACCAGGCTAGAAAATTAGGCCTAAGCTTCAGTCAATTAGATAGCGCCGGTTCTAACTTATTAGACTTTGAATCTAGTATTGCAGCAGAAATGGAAGCTGAATTACTTTTAGGTAGAGACCTAAACTTAGATAAAGCAAGAGCAGCAGCATTATCCGGAGACCAAGCAACATTAGCAGCTGAATTGGCTAAAAATCTAGGTTCCGCAGAAGAGTTTGGTAAACTTAATGTTATACAACAGGAATCTCTTGCTAAAGCTATGGGAATGACTAGAGAGGAAGTAGCAGAATCTCTACAGAAACAAGAAGCTATTAAAAACCTTGGAGGAGACCAGAGTAAAGGTCTCGACGCAGCAATAAGACAAAGATACAAAGAAGTTTCCTTAATGAAAGAAGGTGCTGCTAAAGAAGCAGCAAAAGCTAAACTAATGGACGATGCTGGAAATGATGAACTGATAAGACAGTTAAATAATCAGAGTATGGCTGAAGCTCAATTAGAACTTCAACAGCAAATGAAAGAGGCTGTAATGGGTTTAGGGGACCCATTAAATAAGATAGCAAATATGTTCTCAAGTATTTCAGGGTCTGCAGGTACAGTACTAACAATTATTGGTGCAATAGGTGCACTTAGTATATTTAAGAAATTCAGAGGATTAGTAAAAACATTTAAAAAACTAACCTCAGGAGCCAAAGGCCTTAAATCTATGTTGGGAATGGGCGGCAAAGCAGCAAGTAAAACAGCTGCTAAAACAGCTGCTAAAACAGGTGGAAAGGGGATGCTGAAGGTAGGCGCTAAAATTGGAGCTAAAGCTGCAGGAAAGAGTATACTAAAAAAGATACCTATTATTGGAGCATTAGCAGGAATCGGTTTTGCAATAGGTAGAGCAGCAAAAGGCGATTATGCCGGTGCAGCAATGGAATTAGCATCAGGTGCAGCTAGTATTATACCAGGAGTTGGAACAGCAGCCTCTGTAGGGATTGATGCTGCATTAGCAATGAGGGATATATCTAAAGCTAAATCTAGAGGACCAGAAGCTACAGAGGGTA